CGAAGATCAGCAGTAGTTAACAAACCTTATTTCAGGCCACCTTCGGGTGGCCTTTTTATGGGCGCAATATGGCTACAGAAAAAGTATTAAAGGGCCGCAAGGGCGGCAGCTCCAGTTCCCGAACCCCTACTGAACAGCCAGATGATCTGCAATCTGTAGCGAAGGCTAAAATCCTCGTTGCGCTTGGGGAAGGGGAATTTGCAGGGCAGCTAACCGGCAAAGATATCTACCTGGACGGAACGGCGCTTGAGAACGCCGACGGCTCCCAAAACTTCAGCGGTGTGACGTGGGAGTTTCGTGCGGGAACGCAGGCGCAAAATTACATTCAGGGCATTCCCGGTACCGAAAATGAAATCAGCGTGGGTACCGAAGTATCAAGCGCTACAGCATGGACGCGCACGTTCACCAATACGCAACTATCAGCGGTTCGTCTGCGTCTGAAATGGCCCTCGCTTTTCAAGCAGGAGGACGACGGGGATCTGGTCGGCTATTCGATTAACTACGCGATCGACCTGCAGGCGGACGGCGGAGCATGGCAAACGGTAATCAATACCAGCGTGACCGGGAAAACGACATCAGGTTATGAGCGCAGCCACCGAATTGATTTACCGCAGGCTGGCAGCACCTGGACAATTCGACTGCGTAAAATTACCGCCGATGCCAACAGCGCGAAGATCGGCGATACGATGACCCTGCAGAGCTTCACTGAGGTGATTGACGCCAAGTTACGTTATCCAAACACAGCGCTGCTCTACATCGAATTCGACTCCAGCCAGTTTAACGGCTCTATCCCTCAGATCTCCTGCGAGCCCCGCGGCCGCGTAATCCGCGTGCCAGATACTTACGACCCAGAAAACCGTACCTACAGCGGCACATGGACCGGTGCGTTTAAATGGGCATGGACGGACAATCCCGCATGGATTTTTTACGATCTGGTTGTTTCTGACCGGTTCGGTCTCGGCCACCGCTTAACAGCTGCTAACATCGATAAATGGACGCTTTATCAGGTTGCCAAGTATTGCGATCAGATGGTGCCTGACGGCAAAGGGGGAAACGGTACCGAACCGCGTTATACCTGCAACGTGTACATTCAGGACCGGAATGATGCTTACACAGTCCTGCGTGATTTTGCCGCTATCTTCCGCGGCATGACCTACTGGGGCGGGGATCAGATCGTTGCCTTGGCTGACATGCCACGTGATGTTGATTACAGCTATACGCGCGCGAACGTTATTGACGGTCGCTTCACCTATTCGAGCAGCACCACGAAAACCAGATACACCACAGCGCTGGTATCCTGGTCCGATCCGGATAACGCCTACGCTGATGCGATGGAGCCTGTATTTGAGCAGGCGCTGGTTGCGAGGTACGGTTTTAACCAACTGGAAATGACCGCCATCGGCTGCACCAGACAGTCAGAGGCTAACCGAAAGGGGCGCTGGGGTATTCTCACCAACAACAAGGATCGTGTTGTTTCGTTTGATGTCGGTCTGGACGGAAACATACCACAGCCGGGGTACATCATAGCCGTGGCGGACGAGCTGCTGTCTGGAAAGGTTATGGGCGGCCGCATCAGCGCTGTGAACGGTCGCGTTATCAAACTTGATCGCGTGGCAGATGCAGAAGCAGGTGATCGACTTATCCTCAACCTACCTTCCGGAGCGTCGCAGAGCAGGACCATTCAGGCCGTGAACGGTGAATCAGTCACAGTCACCACGGCATACAGTGAGACGCCACAGGCTGAAGCTGTTTGGGTGGTGGAGTCTGACGAGCTTTACGCTCAGCAGTACCGCGTTGTCAGCGTAGGCGATAATGATAATGGCACTTTCTCGATCACCGCTGCATGGCACGATCCGGATAAATATGCGCGTATCGATACTGGCGCAATTATCGACCAGCGGCCAATAAGTGTTATACCTCCTGGTAATCAGTCCCCGCCAGCTAACATCGTGATCAGCTCGTTTTCTGTGGTTCAGCAGAATATCAGCGTCGAGACCATGCGCGTGAGCTGGGACCAGGCACAAAATGCTATTGCATATGAGGGGCAGTGGCGCCGCAACGACGGAAACTGGGTGAACATGCCTCGCAGCTCCACAACGTCATTTGACGTCCCAGGGATTTATGCCGGGCGCTACCTGGTGCGCGTGCGCGCAATTAATGCCGCTGAAATTTCCTCAGGATGGGGATATTCAGAAGAGAAGACACTGACCGGAAAAGTAGGCAATCCGCCTAAGCCAGTAGGATTCACGGCCACGGGCATTAACTGGGGGATTCGTCTTAACTGGGGTTTCCCGGCAAACACCGGCGATACGCTAAAAACGGAAATTCAGTACACTGCCAACAGTGACTTTTCAGATCCACTCTTGCTCTCAGACGTGCCTTATCCATCTGCTGAATACACCCAGCTCGGCCTTAAAGCAGGGCAGGAATTCTGGTACCGCGCGCAGCTGGTCGACAGAACGGGTAACGAGTCCGGTTATACTGACTGGATCAGGGGAATGTCTAACGATAACGCCGATGATTATCTTGGCGATATCGCAGACGATTTCCTAACCTCTGCCGACGGGGAACGCCTCACTGGTGACATCGATACCAATATTGAGGGAATTCTACAGAACGCCCTGGCGAACCACGGAACAGTTGAGCACCAGTGGGCACAATACGGGGAAGTGCGTGCAGATATTCTGGTTGTTAAAACTACAGTTGCTGAAGTTGATAAAGCAATGGCCGAACTATCAACGCAGGTACAGGCGCAGATAGAGGACGTAACTGCAGCGCTGGAGGATAAGCTTACCGCCGTCGTCGATGCCTCCGGCGCTTCGGCGATCTATACCCTCAAGGCAGGCGTGAGGATAAACGGCATCATGTATAACGCCGGGATGTCGATTGCCGTTCTGGCGCAGGCAGGGCAGCCGATCGTTACCCGAGTTGGTTTCAACGCTAACCAGTTCGTGCTGATGAGTGGCAGTGGTGATACCCAGTATTCACCGTTCGCGGTGATAAATGGCCAGGTATTTATCAGCTCAGCGTTTATTCAGGATGGCACGATCACCAATGCCAAAATCGGCAATTTCATCCAGTCAAATAATTATGTTGCAGGGTCGCAGGGATGGCGAATTGATAAAAACGGGACGTTCGAAATTAACGGTGTAGCTGGAGGGGGGAGAATGCTGATAACCAGCACTATTATTCAGATTTACGACAGCAACAACGTGCTGCGCGTCAGAATGGGGTTATGGTAATGCCGCAGGGTTTACAATGCTGGGATAGTGCAGGGCGTATTGCTGTAGATCTTACTGATTATGCAATCAGATATATAGGGAGCACTTCTGTAACGTTTGCTGCCGGAGAAACGGTAAAAGATGTTTACTTTTCGGGTATAACTCAGGATGGCTCATTTATAACGATTGTAACGTCGGGGGTGACTGCGAATGAATATTACTGCCGCGCTTTTAATGGCGGCTTCACTGCATTCTATTTACCGATCACTGGCAGTCCTGCATTCACTTTCACAGTTGAGGTTTATAACTTTCAATGAGCGGTTTCGAAGTTTACAACAGTGACGGAAAGTTGCTTGTTGACTCTCAAAACAGGTCCACTCTTTTTTATGATCAACGCTCGCTGGGTGCTGTTACCGATAAAGGGTTTTACCGCGTGGATAGCCCGTTCGGTGACGGAAGTACGCTGGGTTTCACCCAGCAACAATTCTGGAATGACGGAACCTTGCGGTGGCTTAAACTGGACGTTAACAAGTATGGTTTACCCGGAGCTGAGCTTCTTGAAGACAATGCAGGCAGCATGATCCGCACGACGAGAAACATCGGAATGCAGAGCGGTTACCTGGATGTTTTCGATAGTACCGGAAACCTTATCTGGAGTGCTGCATCAGCATCGAAAATGCCAAGGGTTGTTGGCTTCTTTGACGTGCCGGCGAACTATGACCTGCAGAACAATACCTTTGTGTTAAACCTCAGCTTTACCCCGTGGATTCTGGTGAATAACTGCCCCGGAAACCTCAGTGATGATGGAGGGGTAACGGGTTACTCAGGCATTGCTCTGAAGTGGACTGGCTCGCAGCTGCAGGGCCGATACATCTCAAAAAATCAGCGTAGCTGGAGCCAGACACTCCAGGGGCGTGGGTTACGAATCCCCATCGCTCAGTTTGTCGGAATTTGATGCAGGTGGAACGCGGGGATAATGCGTAGCGATCATGTTTTGCCTAACTCCCTTTGCTGGCTCGAACCTGTACACAACATCAAAATTATCTGCTTTCTTATAGCAAATATTACTCAGCCGCTTATTAACATGACGGCTAAAAATACCATTGCTGCTATCTGAAATAACGTTAACTTTCCTTTTTACACAGTCGATGTTGACGTGAATATCACCGCCAAGTGATAAGCGCACTGCATCTACTGGGTAATCCATTTTGAAATTATATTGTTTTTCATGGCCAGAGCAACCAAACATAAAAAATGTAATGGCTGTGAGTAAAAGACGAGTTTTCATGTAATTCCCTTTTGTTGTTATGGGAGAATTTTAATCTCATGATGTGTTTTTTCTCAAACATAAAAGGGTTTTTATCCTCAAAAATTTGACCTCGCTCCGGCGGGGTTTTTTATTGCCCGAAAGGAGCGCATATGTCAGCAGGAACTATCACCCTGACAAACGGGTCCGCTGTTGTTGGCGGTTCCGGAACCTCATTCGCAACCGAACTCGCCGCAGGTGATTTCATTGTCTCTACTGTGGGTGGTGTACCTTATACGCTGCCGGTGAAATCGGTCGAGAGCAATACCCAACTGACGCTTGTAATCAGCTTCACCGGTCCGACACAAACCGGTGCGGCCTGGTCAGCGGTCCCGCGCGTGGCGCTGAACATGGTAACTGCCGCGCTGGTGGCGCAAAGCGCTGAAGCACTGCGTGGACTGAATTACGACAAACAGAACTGGCAGCAGGTTTACAGCGCCGCCGGAAACTTCACAGTGAAGCTGCCAGACGGCACTACCTTCACCGGCCCGTCATGGAAATATCTATCTGACAATATGGCGACTAA